CAAAGACCTATTTGCAGTTTGATGGCAATGCCTACATTGTTTTTGAAGAAGGCGATAAGTTAAAAATAACTACTCAATCTGCAAGTTCATTTAGTTTTATAGCAACATTTGAAGAAGAAGGGTTGAGTAGAGCATGACCTACCTTGAAATAGTTAACGATGTACTCCTAAGATTGCGTGAGACAGCAGTTTCTACTGTTTCCGAAACATCTTATTCAACTCTAATTGGCAAGTTTGTAAATGATGCCAAACGTCAGATTGAAGATGCTTTTGCTTGGAATGTTTTGGGGCAAACCATTACAGTCACTACCGCATCATCTACACCCGCTTATTCTTTGACAGGTGCTGGTCAGAAGTTTCAAGTCATGGATGTAATCAATACCACAAGCAATGTTGGACTCATAAACATCAGTTTTGTGGACATGAACCGCAAACTAAACTTTACGCCACTTGTTAATTCAATACCTACAGAATTTGCCTTTGATGGGGTTGATGGTAGTTACGACACTAAGGTAAATCTTTATCCGATACCTGATGGTGTATATACGATCAAGTTTGCCTTGACAGTGCCACAGGCTACGTTGTCATCAGATGCAACTGTTGTGGCTGTTGCTGACACTCTAGTGGCTCAGAATGCCTATGCTCGTGCTTTGGTAGAGCGTGGTGAAGATGGTGGTTTGAATTCATCTGAGGCATATCAATTATATAAAGCCATGTTGTCTGACTACATCGCTTTGGAAGGCACTCGCTATCCTGAGAATCAGGAGTTTGTTCCAGTATGAGTCAAGTCCTCCAAACATATTCTTTAACAGCCCCAGGCTTTCAGGGGTTGAATACCCAAGAATCGCCTCTTGATTTGTCTCTTGGATATGCACTGGTTGCCCAAAATGCAATCATTGACCAGTATGGTCGTATTGGTTCTCGTAAAGGATACTCTAAAGTAAATTCTTCAAGTGGTGCTTTAGGTGCAAATGATGTAACTGTTATCCATGAATTAGTGCAAGCGGATGGCACTTTGACTATCCTGTTTGCTGGAAATCTAAAACTATTTAAACTAGATGGTTCTAATGCTGTAGTTGAGTTGACCTATGGGGGTGGTGGTACAGCACCAACCATTAGCGCTAACAATTGGCAATGTGCATCCCTGAATAGCATCACATATTTCTTTCAATCTGGGCATGACCCATTGATATTTGACCCTACTGTAAGCACTACAACATTTCGTAGAGTGTCAGAGAAAACTGGATATGTAGCAACAGTCCCATCAGCAAACATTGTTATATCTGCATTTGGTAGATTGTGGGCGGCAAACACAACTACTAACAACGCAACAGTATTTTTCTCTGACTTGATTGCGGGTCATGTTTGGTCAACAGGTACGGCTGGTTCTTTGAATGTAGATCGTGTTTGGGTAAATGGTGCTGATGAGATCACAGGTCTTGCCGCACACAATGGCTTTCTGTTCATTTTTGGTAAGCGTCAGATTCTGATTTATCAAGGTGCAACTACACCAGCTTCAATGCAATTAAGTGACACTGTTGAGGGTATTGGCTGTATTGCAAGGGACAGTATTCAGACCACTAGCACTGATGTTCTGTTCTTGTCTAACTCTGGTGTTCGTTCTTTGATGAGAACAATTCAAGAGAAGTCTTCCCCTGAAAGAGACTTGTCTAAGAATGTTCGTAATGATTTGATGAGTGCTGTTTCTGCTGAAAATACATCAAATATTAAAGCAATATATTCTGAAACAAATGCACTTTACTTGTTAAACCTTCCCGTATCAAAATATGTTTATGCGTTTGATACGAGGGGAATTATGCAAGATGGTTCATCAAGATCAACAATTTGGAACAGTATTGACCCAACATCTTTTTGTGCAAAACGTAATGGTGATTTGTTGATTGGTAAGAATGGTTACATTGGTAAATATGGCACATATTTAGATGATGCAACATCATATAGATTGGCATACTTTACAAATAATTCTGACCTTGGTGACATAAATGTTACTTCTATTTTGAAAAAAATAAAGGTTATAGTTGTTGGTGGCTCAAATCAATTGGTGACATTAAAGTGGGGTTATGATTTCACGGGAAGTTATTATTCTTCACAAGTAAACATACCTACACAATCAACTGCTGAATATGGTATTGCTGAATATGGCGCAAATGCCACAACAATAGCATATTACACATCTGGAGTTGCATTGACAACAATAGAAACAAATGCAACCAGCAAGGGGAAAATTGTCCAAATAGGTGTTGAAATGGATATAAACAATAGTCAATTATCCATTCAAAAGATTGAACTTCAAGCCAAAAATGGCAAGATTGCATAGGGGAAAAAATGTCAAACTATACACAAACAACAAATTTTGCAACTAAGGATGCACTTGCGTCTGGTAATCCTTTAAAAGTTGTTAAGGGTACTGAGATCAATGTTGAGTTTGCAAATATTGCAACTGCTGTTGCAACTAAAGCAGACACTGTATCTCCTACCTTTACGGGTACTGTAACAATTCCTACGTTGGCTGTTACTGGTACGTCAACAATTTCTACGTTGGCTGTTACTGGTACGTCAACAATGACAGGGGCAGTTTCGGTTGGTACAACGCTAGGCGTTACTGGCGTAACAACTGTTCAAGCTGGTACGGCGGCACTTCCTGCTATTACTACCACGGGCGACACGAACACAGGTATCTTCTTCCCTGCCGCTGACACCATTGCTTTTTCTGAAGGCGGTGTGGAGGCTATGCGTATCGACTCCAGCGGTAACTTGCTGTTCAACTCAGGCTACGGCTCTGTTGCAACTGCTTTTGGTGTTCGTGCTTGGGTGAACTTTAATGGCACAGGTACTGTTGCTATTCGTGGAAGTGGTAATGTGACAAGCATTACCGATAACGGCACAGGAGACTACACAGTTAACTTTACGACTGCTATGCCTGATGCAAATTATTCGACAGTCGGTACTACTGGAAGTCCCGCGGCGGCTCATGGTATTGTTACATTTTTTGCAGGTACTGGAACTGCTACAACTACAAGCACTATAAGATTTGCCACTGTCACTGCAAACGGCAGTTCGACACAGTTTGACTATGTGAATGTATGTCTTGCGGTATTTAGATAAAGGAGAAAACCATGAACTCAAGAATTATTTACCCAACAGATGATGGTGGTGTAGCAGTCATCATTCCAGCCGCTGAGTGCGGTTTAAGCATTGAGGAAATTGCCGCAAAAGATGTTCCTGCTGGTAAGGCATACAAGATTGTAGATGTTGCTGACATTCCAACAGACCGCACATTTCGCAACGCATGGGAGTACACAGTATGATTACCATTAACATTACCAAAGCAAAGAACATTGCCCATGATGCTAGACGCACAGCACGATCTGCTGAGTTTGCACCTTTGGATATTAAGGCAACCATTCCCTCTGAAGCAACAGCGGCAGAAGCGGCAAGACAGGTCGTGCGTGAGAAGTACGCCACTATGCAAACTGCTATTGATGCGGCAACAACTGCTGATGCAATCAAAGCGGCTATGCCATAAAAATGAATCAGCCTGAAATCATGCACCACTTTTCTGATGGACTGTATGCCAAGGAAGCTAGGTTTCCTGCTGGTACTGCCATCTTGAAACACACCCATAACTTTAGTCATTTGTCTATCTTGGCTGAAGGCAAGGTTGCTGTGTTGCGTGGAAATGAGATTGATATTGTGAATGCTCCTGCTTGTCTTGAGATTAAGGCAGGATTAATTCATGGGGTTAAAGCGATAACTGATTGTGTTTGGTTTTGTATTCATGCCACAGACGAAAAAGATCCGTCTAAAGTGGATGAGATTTTGATTCAAGGAGATTGATATGCCTATTGGTGCAATAATTAGTGGTGGATTAGGATTGTTAGGGGCGCAAAGTCAAGCTGATGCTATGGAGAATGCGGCAAATCAGTCTGCGGCGGCTCAACGTGAAGCGGCACGACAAGCGGCTGAAGCGGCTAGATTTCGTCCTGTTGGGATTACTACTCGTTATGGCAGTTCTAACTTTCAGATGTCGCCTGAAGGCTACTTAACTGGTGCTGGTTACAACGTCAGTCCTGAACTAAGAGGCTATCAAGATAGATTGATGGGTCTTACTGGTGGTGCTTTAGGTCAAGCAGAAATGGCTCAACAACAGTATCAGCCTTTGTCTCAGGCGGCTACAGGTTTGTTTGGTTTGGGTCAGCAGTACCTTGCACAAAGTCCTGAACAGGTTGCGGCTAAATACATTCAACAGCAACAGGACTTGCTTGCACCTAGCCGTGAGCGTCAGATGGCTCAGTTGCAGAACCAGTTGTTCCAACAAGGTCGTAGCGGTCTGTCTGTAGGTGCTACAGGTATGCGCCCAAGTGGTGCTGGTGGATTGGGTGCTACTACACCTGAGATGGAAGCGTACTACAACGCATTAGCGCAACAAGACTTACAGTTAGCGGCACAAGCACAGCAAGCTGGTCAACAGAATGTTGCATTTGGTACAGGATTGTTTGGAACAGGAAGCCAGTTGTTAGGTCAATATCAAGCTGGTCAGGTCGGCGCTTTAAGTCCATTTACGGCTTACTTGGGTACAGGTCAGTCTATTGAGGAGATGGGTCAACAACCTTTGACATTGGGTGCTGGATTAGGTGGTCAAGCGGCGGCTTATGGTGCTAATGCTGGTTCTAGTTTGCTTAGAGGTGGATTGAGTGCCGCATTGACTCAACAACAAGCCAATCAAATTAGCCCATTAGGTTCTTTCCTTACTGGCGCATCTAAAGACCCAAGATTGCAAACTGGATTTGAAAATTTGTTTAGTGGATTTGGTCAAACTGGAATGACAGGAGCGCAAAATGATCTTTTGGCGGCTCAAGGTGGATACTATAGACGACCATCTCCATTTTCATTTAATGAACAACAAATTTAAGGAGTAATCATGGCGACCTCAGACATTCTTGGTTTATTTACTACTCCTGAACAGTACCAACTTGCTCAACGACAGGCGCAAGAGGCTGAAGCGGTTAGGTATGCACAGCTTGATCCTAGAGCGCAAGCACAGTATGGTTTCTATCGTGCTGGTCAACAGTTAGGTGGTGCTATTGGCGGTGCTTTGGGTGGTCAAGACCCACAGTTGAAGCTGATTTCACAACGGCAGCAAATCCTTGGGATGATTGACCCATCTAACCCTGACTCATTTGCTCAAGGCATTCAGATGGCATTGCAAACTGGGGATACCCAAACTGCATTTATCTTACGTAATGAGATGATGAAGTCAAAGCAACAGGCTCAAGAGCAGCAGTTACAAGGTTATAAATTGACTGATTACCTTACTGAGCGTGGTATTGGTATGCAGACTCAAGGTCTTACCAACAGGGCTAATGAATTGGTTGGTCAACTCAAGAACCCTGATGGCACTATTAATGAGCAAGTTAAGGCTCAACTGCTTTCATTCCCTCAAGGTCGTACAGCTATATCTGAGCAAGCTAAAATTCTTCCTGCCTTGCGTCAGTTGGGTGCTGCTGGTGCTGTTGAAGATGACCCATTCAAAATATTTATTGATGACGCAACCATCCCTGAATCTGTAAAAATTAGTGCAAGACAATATTCAGACAGTTTTAAAAAGGGAACTATTGACCCCGAAAAGGTTGATGGCATAGTCACCA